GCTAAGTATCATACTTCGCTCAAAACTGGTGTGAATACTGCTCCAACTGCCATCACCGACATCTTGAATGTCACCGTGGGTGAGTATGTATATTTGAAAGGTAATACCGGTGATAATCCGTCAACCATTGCCGCTGCTGCTGCTAAGTTCGACCTGGCTGCTGATATCACCCTTGATGAAAATACCTTGCTGTTGCTCTACAAACGTGGCGATAATGATTTCGTTGAAATCGAACGCTGGAACCTTGAGCTTAGCAATGTAGTATTCCTGGCCGATGGTGCAACCAAAGCTGATGCCGACCTGGGTAATCACTTTGTTACTGTTTCCAATACCGGTGCCACTGCTATCACCACAATCGACAATGCTGTGGATGGCGACATTTACAAAATTGAAGGTGGATCCGACACTAATGCAACTACAATTGCCAAGAGTGGCGACTTTAGCCGCATAAGTGATGCCATTACCCTGGAAGAAGGTAACTGGATTAAGGTACGCTACAACGGCGAAAAGTTTGTTGAAATGGATCGTCACGTAGCCTAGTATTAACCCTTAAAATCTTACTGTCATGACTTATGTAAAAGTTAACGTTTCGAAGCCACAAAAGCTTTCCCCCGGGAAAGGTGGCGATAAGAAAGACCGCATTATCCTGGTAGATGCTGATGATCTTGTATCAGAAGCCTCCCGTGATGCGAAGGGTATTGTTATCACTGGCAACCATGTTTTTAAAGCTGGTGCCTACGCTATACAAATGTATGTTACCCAAAATTCAGTTTCGGGCACTCCTCGCAGCGAGGGCGAAATTGATTCGGAAGGTATCATCCAGGAATTGATCTTTGCGCATCCAGGATCTTCAAAAGAGATCCGCGAAATGCGTGCTAACTGGTTGCATCGCAACATCATTGCATTTGTTGAAAAATGCAGCGATGGCAGCATCGATCAGTATGGTGCAAGCTGTGCACCACTCCGGATGGCATTTGAAGCCCCTGATAACAACGAAATGAACCGCACTACCTTCACGCTCACCAGTGCCGTTAAAGGTCCTGATGTGGCAATTTATGAAGGTACGCTCACACTGGCCGAACCAGCTGCTTTGGTTGATGCTGACGAAACATCAATTGACCTTACTGCTGGAAGTGGTGAATATCAGCTGACGGATAATGCCGCTGCTACTGAAATCACTACATGCACCAACGCTGTTGATGGCCTTGTGTTTACACTCATTGGTTCAGGTGGTAGTAACCCTGCAACCATTACAGATGCAAACGACTTTATCCTTAAAAATGGTGCTACCTGGACAGGTTTAGCCGGTGCTACGATCACCTTCAAAGCATACAAGTCTGCTGCTGCTGCTTACTCCTTCATCGAACTTTCTCGCTCGTAGTGGTTAATAAATAGAGAAGTTGGTTGGTTGTTTATTGTTAGTCGCGCCTCTCCCTGGGGTGCGGCTTTTTTAATGTCCTTTCATTTGGCCTGATGCAATTGCAAATTTGTAATTCGTAATTGCAAACCTAAAATGCTTGAATCATGAAAAATGCAAAAAATTTAATTAAATCCTGGTTCGAATCTGATCGAGATTTTGAAACAGGCAAAGCACTGTATATGAAAATTGGTGCCAATATAAGCTTCAAAACAATGCTCAACCGTGGTGGTAAAAGCAATGAGAATTACAAATTCTTGTGTTATGAGCTTGCCAAACTAGCCGGTATATCAGAGCAGCAATACAAAATGATGCTCAAAAAACCGCTCGAAATGGCAGTTGATCCCGAACCAGTTAAGCTAAACATCAACGATATACCGGTTGAAAAACTGGCTGATGATTTTGCTGAGCTTAACCTGGATGATCTTGATTACAAGATTGCCCGCGACCTGGCTAAAAAGCTTGATCTGAAACTCGATAATTTGAAGAAAGAAACTGTAATGGATGCGCTTGTAGCATCTCAGCACAAAAAAAAAGTTGATGCCGTACCGGTAAGCATCAAACGCAGTATCAAGCTTCGCGATCAGTTTCCTTTCCTGAAGCGTAAAGATTGTCCTGGCGTGCTCAAAGAGCTGGTGGCTGATATGCTGACTGATTATGAGAACTATGTTTCAAATCATGCTAAATTGGTTGATGAAGACAATCCGGCCATGGTTGCCGAGCTCTCAAAATCGGTTGTGGAAGACTATCTCGATAACCGTGCTATCTGGAAAGAGCTTAACCATTACAAAGAAACCGGCAGGCTTTTAGGTGAGCATCCAATCTTTGAATGGATCCACCGGCGCGATGAGATTAGAAAGCTTCCGCCGGCTGAGCTGGTTAAACTGCGCGACAATTTAAACAACAAAATACCGCGTACTAAAAAGCTTATTGCTGATGATCCTGAACATAAGGACACGGCAAAACGCGCAGAGCGTGTTGCTCAATTTGAACAAGAATTAACCGAAGTAAATACATTACTGGGGCTTAATGGGTAAGTTCTTTGAATTGAATGAACTGCAAAGCAGTAAAAGGCAAGTTGTTGCGGAAGATCGCTCGCAGATCCTTCGCGACAGCTTCCTTGCTATGCATGATCATAAGGTTGAATCGTTGAAACAATTATGCGGAAATCTTCCAAAACCTGGTGAGTTTTTTGCGCTCTGGACACTCAAGAGCTTCAATGCTTTCACAATTATTCCTTATATGATCAAAACGGTTGGGCGTGTTGATTATTTGGTGCTGTCAACCTATTCAATCAATACACGGATAATTGATTCGCTGTGCCGCAAAATCGATCAGGATCAGGTTGGCCATGTAAATATTTTTATCAGCGACAGCATCAAAAACCGCATGCCAAAAGTGGTTGATCATCTGCATATGATGATGCAGTCTCGCCAGCAGCTTACAGTTCATTATGCCTGGAACCATTCAAAAATAACGCTCATTGAAGCCGGTGGCGAATTTTACGTTTTTGAAGGTTCTGGCAATTGGTCAGAAAACGCCCAATACGAACAATACTTATTTTTTAATCACCGGCCTTTATACGATTTCAGATTAAAATGCATCACACATGACCTTTACAGACGAACAGATTAAAGATATTGAAAATCTTGCCGGTATCAATTATACCGTTCGCCAGATTGCGATGTATTTTGATATCAGCGCAGCGATGCTTCAGCGCGAATATGAAAATCCTGATTCTTTATTCAGGTACCACTACGACCGTGGCCGACTGGTATCACAGGCCAAAATTGATATGGCACTGCAAGAATCGGCCGAAAAACAAAGCCTTAGTGCTATCCAGCAATTGGAACGCACCAGGCAAAACAGAAGATTTGAAAACCAACGAGATCAATTGATATATGGTGATTCCTGATACAAAATATGATGCTTTGATTTCGTATATCGAAACGGGCGCCCAGGGCGATCTTCCACAGGATATGGTTGAGTATGTGAGCACGCTCGAGCTTATTCGTGGCATGCATATGCGCTACGAAAACCGCCAGGCGATTGTTAAGTTCCTACAGCAACCTCCTTACAGCCTGTCTTATTATCTGGCAAATAAATACTATTCCGATGCTATCAACTTCTTTTACCTGGATGTTGAGATTAAGAAAAATGCCTGGCGAAATATGTATGCCGAAAAGCTCGACCGTGCTGCTGATCTGGTTCTAAAAACAGCCACAACATCAAAGGATATTGATATTTATAAGAATATCATCTTTGCCGCCCGCGATATGCGTCAGCTCCATATTCCGGAATCAGAAGATATCCCTGAAGAATTTTTCAAGAAACCCAACAAGGTTTATGTGCTCGATCCTGGTTTGATTGGCCGTTCAAAAGCTAATCGCAACCTGCTTGCAAAACACATCGACAGACTTAACATACCTGAAGCTGATAAACAGCGCGTAAAAGCTGATGCAATGATTGAGGATATTGAATTTTTGAGCGAATACGAGGATGAAGATCAATCGTGAAACGTCTGAACTAAGGCATACCAACTGGCTCAAAATGGTGATCGACCTTATTGGGCCAAAAAACCTATACCTGATTGCCGGCCGTGGTACCGGTAAAACTTCCGATGTGCTGGCCGATCGTGCCCAGGATATATGCTATGATATGCCTGGCGCTCCAATGGCTTTTGTGGGTGATACCTACATGAACCTTCAAAAGAATACCGTAAAAACATTCCTTGATGGCTGGGAGCGCCTGGGATGGCGTGAGGCAACCGAAAAAAACACCGGTCACTTTGTAGTTGATAAAGCTCCTCCATCTTACTTTCAGCAGCCCTACAGCAGACTCGATTCATACAAACATACAATCAGCATCTTTAATGGTTGCAACTTTAACCTGGTGAGCATGGATCGCCCCAGCTCGGGTGCTGGTAACAACTATGTGCATCTGATTGGTGATGAAGCAAAATATTTTAAAGAGCACAAACTTAAAAAGCTCACACCGGCCATTCGTGGTAATTATGTGCGCTTTGGTCATTCGCCTTATTTCCGTGGCCGTACATTCACAACCGACTATCCGGATATCAATGACGTGCGTGAGGATAACTGGATCCTGCGCATGCGCGAAAACATGGATAAGCAGCAGATACTTACCATCCTCGATTGTGCGTTCGTGCTTAACGATATTCGCTTTGAATATTACAATGCCGAACAAAACGGCGATGCTACCAAGCTCGATCTGATTGCTAAAAAGCTCAAGCGCTGGGAAGAACGGTATGCCAAAATACGTAAGAACTCCACACTCTTTTACATTGCCTCCAGTATGGTCAATGTAGATATCCTTACCGAAGGCTATTTCTTTGAGCAATTTCAGGACCTTGAATTCGAAGACTACAAAACAAGTATCTTATCCATGCCTCCCAGCCTCGAACCTGGTGCCCGCTTTTATGGCAACCTAAGTGCACAACACTTTTATGCTGATGGCTATAACTATGACTTTTACGATAAGTATGGCCTGCGCGATAATATTACCCAAAGCAGCCGTGGTCTGCGCTACATACACGCACACGAGAAGCTTGAGTGTGGTGTTGACTTTGGCAATATGATCGGAATGGTTATAGGGCAGGAGCAATGGCCTAATTACCGATTGCTTAAAAACCTGCACGTACTTACACCGCAATGGATCCCTGACCTGGCCAAAGCATTCACTGATTTCTTCCACGACCATAAGCATAAAGAGCTTGATATGTACTTTGACAGGGCTGCTAATGCTTATCGTAAACAGAAACAAGACCTTGCAACCAAGCTTAAGAATGCCATCGAGAAGCAGGAAGTGAACGGCCAGATGCGCTCAACAGGTTGGCGCGTAAACCTGATGAGCGTAGGCCAGGGCAACATCTCGCATACCGACGAATTTGATTTAATGAACGATCTGATGCGTGGTGATGTGAATGGATTACCACAATTATTAATTGATCAGTTTGAGTGCAAAGAGCTAAAGAGTTCGTTAGAGTTAGCACCAGTTGAAAAGGATACAAGGAGTAACATTAAGAAAGTAAAGAAATCAGAAAAGTTCCCCGTCAAACGTCTGCCAATGGAGTCAACCAACTACAGCGATGCGTTTAAGTATCTCATTTGTCGTAAGAAATATATGGATGTTGTTAAGTCCAGACAACAGATCATCATGTCTGATCCTTCCTGGCACCGCATAAGAAAGAATAAGGCTTAGTTGAAGCGTTCAAATCCAGCGCACCTAACCCTACTTGTTGAACCCATCAACTAAGTTGGAAATAGGTATGAATATTCATGAATGAACATTCTAACTGGTTGGAATTTTGTAAAGTGATGTAAATCAATCGTTAATCATATATCCAATTGAAAAGCCTTTTTGCAAGTGCAAGTGCTCCGCTGAGCGGGTCGAGAGTAACTGTGTCTTTAACTTTTTGAAAAAAAGTTAAGAAAACCGTAAAACACTGAAAAACAGATATTTAATAAAATACTGTTTTAAACATTGTCTTCTGGCTTGGGCTTGCTGATCTGATTGTTTTGATTTTTTAAAAATAAACGTTGACAAACGGTTATATACGTATGTACTCGGTAATTATACGACTATATCTACTGATTAGTAGTATCTTAGTGTAACATTTGAACAGCGGAGCCAGCTGGATAAACTCGGTGAATTTCTATGTTACACTACGATTTTATTTTTGATTACACCCCTTTTTTTACCGGTGGTGCAAACGACAGAATCAGCAGGGTTCTGTTAAATTTCAAACGTGGTCATGATAGCGCATTTAGCTTTATGCGCTCGCTGGTGGTCAATTATTTTGATCTGCAATTTTATGACAAGTCGAAAACAGTTGTTTGCGCTGTGCCTTCTCACACAGGCGATTTGTACAACCCAGTTCAAAGGCTGTGCCGTGCCATTGCTGATGATTGCGGTTTTTTGGACGGTACGCACTTAATCAGAAAACTTTATGCAACTGACAGCTTTTGCCGCTCTGGCATACGCGACAGTAAGGCATTACAGGACAGCATTGAGATTGATGGCATTGTAAAAGGCTTACGCGTTATACTGATTGACGATGTAGCCACAACAGGCACAAGCTTTAAAACGATCAGCAATATGCTGATGAATGCCGGCGCCAGTTCGGTTAACTGTATTGCGCTGGGGCAGACTGTTAAGCTAAAAGAAAGGAGGCTGCAACATGCGTAAAGAATTGAAAGTGCAGGAAGATAGCCGCTGGCTTATAAACCGAAAATTGCGCAGGTTTCCATATTTCAAACTACAAGGGCTAATCCTTGAGCATGCCGGAATACACCCTGGCGACCTGGTAACTGTGGAGCTGCAAACTGATGAGCTTACAGGGGCGCAGATCATTATAAAGTTGAAGCGTTGAAGTTATGACAGTGCAGGGTGTTCGTTATTGAACACCCGCGCGCCCGCTAGCGCGGGCGAACATCGGAATGCGCACATCATGTTTATTCTTTAAAGGTGTGCGCATAGCTTTGTTTTATATCAGAAGATCCTTAACAGGCACATCTGATAGACTGTTTACGTAAAAAACACTGCTAAGGCAGAGTTTTATAAAAAAAAA